TCCAAAAAGTAGATAAGCAAGCGAAAGAATTAGTTCAGCAATGGGAAGCTGAACATCGGCATGATATAGCTGATAAGTTGGCTGATAAAGCACAGGAGCTATTCCCAAATGCCAAAATAACGCCGCTTCCAAATGCAGTGGTGCCATCAGTGATGATTGAACATCCGCCTTCGCCAGGAGCGAGTGATGCCGTGAAAGCTTTAGGTGGAGAAATGAGAATCACATGGACTCTCGACGGGGAACTTCCTCGGACCCCCGAGCGATGAGATTATGAATGTCCATGTAGCCACAGTCCATTCCATCAACGTAGGCATCAGCGTCAAAACCAAACACTTCATAAAGAACGTGGCGGTACGAACCACGTTCTACAACGTCACCTTGCTGAATACGACGGCAGACACTACGAAAAGCTTTTAGCTTTTCTTCACGGGGCAGGGCATTCCACCATTCATAGTCTTCCTGCGCAATTTTCTTCCTGCGCCCTTGGAAGCTTCTTCTGACTTCCTCTAGCTCTCGATCTCGCTTTTCCGTTCGGAAGAGATTGAAGAGGCGCTGGGTAAGGGAAGGTTTAGACGTGCCGCCAAGTAGCGCCATTCGTTTAGTTCTTTCTGGTGGTAGTCAATCCACGTCATTATGGCGTCACATAATGCTTCGTGCGCAGCATCGGCGCCGCCATCAGCAATAAACTCATGCAGGCTTTCTGAGATGGCATCAACATGCTGCGTGCGCCAGTCGCGAAAAGTCACAGGCCATTAAATAAGCTCGCACCACTCTAAGAGTCCCACTCCTTTAGTGGAAGTGTCGGCTTCCATGGTCGGCACAAGCACATCAGATGCACCTGCGCTATCTACGCCGAGAGACAACGCAAGTGCATTCTCAATGGTAATACAAATTTATCCCATTGTTTCTTTCCTTAGTTGACATAATCGACAGCGGAAACGCCACGCCAGCGACTGCCACCATCATCGGTTACAAAAATAAAAACGTGGGTTTTGCCTGTGGTAAGTGTTGGAGCAGTGTCTCCAGGAAATTTAACCGCCGCCGGCCAGCTAATAGTTCCAGATGTGTGCGTTATTTCCAGAGTAAAACTATAGGCTCTACTAGATGGTACATTGCTGAAGGTAAACGTACTGTTGGAGCTAATAGTTTTCGTAAAGTAGTTGCCATTAGAGCAATCAATGTCAAGAGCGCTAACTGCAACGACATTGCCTGCATAAGTGCCGTTTATGTCTAAATCAGTATTAGCGGCAGCGCTCGATTGACCAACGGCCATTGTGCTTGTTGTCGCGATGCTGCCGCTAGTGCTTAAAGCTCCAGATGTGATGGCAGTGCCGCTGACTTTACCAGCAGTGGAGATTGTCGCAAGCTTACTATCTGCAATGGCAGCGCTAGCATTAATATCGGCGTTGACAATATTGCCAGTCAAGGCCAGCTTGCTGTAGGCAATGGCAGCAGAGGCCGAAACATCAGCGTTAACGACGCCGCCAGACAGTGCGAGCTTGCTATAAGCAATGGCAGCATTGGCATTAATATCACCATTCACAATGGTGCCATCGGCAATCATTGCGCTTGTAATGCTTCCAGCAGAGTTATCAAGTAAATTGTCAACCGTCACCGTTTTGGTGCTGGTTGTAATGCTGTCAACTTTTACATTTCCGTAAGACATGGCGTTAAATAATTAACCAAGTTGAAGATGCAGGCACCGTAATAGACACGCCAGAGGCAATCGTCACGGATCCAACAGAAAAACCGTTGTATCCACCATTCAATGTTTGATTGGAAGTAAGCGTCTGCAGTGTCTCAAGGATGGGACCAACAGCCCCACCACCTCCTCCGCCAGCCCCAATCTCAACAATAGACGCAGTGCCATTGTCTTTCTTGGTATAAAGCTTGCCGTCAAAAGTGTTAAGAGCAAGTTCCCCTAGCTGGAGATCACCAGTGGTAGGGACTCGCCCCTGAACGGCGCTTCTTTTAAGTTTGAATGTGTTTGCCATGTGGCTGTCCTTTCAGTGCTATTTAGCAGGACGGTTGTAGTTTAGAACGTACCACCATCAAGGGTGATACCGTCAATCGATCCGCCAGTAATGCTTACGCTGTTTGCATTTTGCGTGGCGATGGTGCCAAGACCAAGAGTGCTACGTGCAGTAGATGCATCAGCATCGTCCACAAGGCTACGACCAAAGGATGTGAACGATGTGGTAGAGAATGCGTCAGAACCAGTCGCATAGATGAGCTGATCAGCGCTAACGCTTACGCCAGCAAGGGCCGTCAGCGTGGCATCGAGACTCTGAGCATCAGCAATGCCATAGCCAGCAAGCGTGGTTGGATTGGTGCCCGCAGTGACGCGACCATAGGCGTCAACGGTGACGCTCTTATAGGTGGAGGCACTAACGCCAGTGGTGGCAAGGTCAATACTGTCAGCGTTGACAACAATGCGTCCTGCGTCAGCAGTGACCACGTCAATAGTGTTACCACTCTTGGTGAGACCACCGCCAGCAGTAATTTGGCCAGCACCAGAGAACTGACTGAAGGCAAGGCTAGTGGTGCCAAGCGTGATGGCGCCATCTGTAGTTAACACCCACCCACTATCAGCATTTGTCGTGCCTTCTTCGACAAAGACAAACATGCCGCTAGTTACTTCGGCACTGATATTGGCGTCGGAAGAGCGCGTCCAAGAACCACCGCTCACCACGTCATAAATGCCATTCTCAGACGCTGTGCTTTGGTTTTTCACCAGCACGCGATTACCAGCGCTCAGGCTGATACCATCGATGGTCTGAGTGCCACTCAGTGTGATGTTGCCAGTAGTAGCAACGCGCACGCTGTCTTTAACGTCAAGGCCCTGCTTTGTTGCATCAACGTAAGCCTTGGTTGCAGCATCTTGCGCATCAATGGGATCAGCAAGATTAATAATCTTCTGACTATTGAGCGACACGCTGGCCGTAGGGTTGGCCAGTTGATCCAGGCGATTCGTTTGCACCTGCGTGTCAAAGTCACTGATCTTTGATGCAGTGAGCGTCGGGATATCGCTCGCACTCAGCGTTGTACCAGAAGTGACACGTCCTTTTGCATCGGTGGTCACCTTTGTATAGGTGCCAGCAGTGCCGACAGAGGCAAGCGTCAGGGTGATGGACGTAGCGCCAGTGCCAGAAGCATCACCAGTAACAGAAATGCTTTGGTTGCCAGTGAGATAATTCTGAGCCTTAACAAAGGCTGTACTAGCGGCTTTTGTGCTGTCGTCGCCAGTTGCTTGCGTCGGAACAACAATATCACCAGTGAAGGTTTTGTTGCCCGATACTGTCTGAGTGGTTGAAAGCGTTAAATAGGCGCCACTACCACCAATGGCTTCAACGGTAGAGGCGGTGCCATTAGCACCGCCTGCGCCCTTGCCGTAATAAAGAGTATTATCTACTTCATTAAAAGCCAATTCCGCATTGGCGAGCGATGAAGGCGCACCAGGCGATCCCGAAGCACGCCGTTTAATGCGGAGAGTGTTGGCCATAGCTTAGAAATTGCCGCCGTCAGTTAATGTGAACACCGTATAAAGACTATCAGCCTTAAACGTGTCACTGCTTCCATCATAATAGACCACTGACTTGTCCACTTTATTGGCCACATTCACATCCTCAAGAGAACCAAGCGTGCCCACTGTTTCCTTCGGCCCCGCCGCTGCCACCCCAATGATGGTCTGATTTTGCGTAACCGTAATGACATTGGGATTGATGGCATTAACAGAAACAATGGTGGGGCGGGCGGAAGTTACCTCCACTTGACCCAATGGATTTGCCATGATTAAATTCGCCCAGTGAGGCCAGGACTAACGAATACTGTACCTTCAAGAATGTAATACTTGTCGCCTGTTGGATCTGTTAAAAGCACGTCGTATTGCCCTTGTTCTGTAATTGCTGCTGTACCAGAAGCAGGAAGGCGAAGCTTGAAAAGCCCACTTGCTTGAACATCCCATGGAGTGGAAAAAGTGGCCACTTGAGCAGTGCCAAGCCTGTTATAGATTTTTGACGCCACTGAATAACCCGCCATATTTACGGCCACTCCATTGCTGTCCTTGTATTGAACAGTCATCTCAAATGTGGCACCTTGTTGGAGCGTGATATCGTAGCGGCCTGGCTGTATCATGCCCATTAATATCCTGTTGTCTAAATCTAGCAACCCTTGTAAGCATTAAAAAGGAGGGCTTAAGGCCCTCCTTTTGTTATTTGCCTTGTCCTTTGCGAAGCTTTCTGCCGTGAGAAGCTTTGCTGTTTTGACCATTACCCTGTCGAGTGCGCTTTGGTTTGCTTTCAATGCGAACAGCGCCCTTCAAGCCTTTTTTGCCTTGTGCCATTCTCAGGAGGGCTCTTCAGGCCAGACAACATCCCAAGGAAAGCCCGTCTGTGACGGCACATCACGAAGAGCTTGGCGATAGGAGAGCCAAGCGGTTCCGTCAACAGGAGAATCTGGAAGCTGTGTCCAGTCGCATTGACTAAGCTTGAATGAACGGGTGTTCCTAACGGTGGCTGCTTTTTCTTGGTCTACCTGAAGCTTTTCTTGGGCACTCATTTCAACAACATTCCATTGTTGATACCACATGCCATCGTCCTTTTTGACAGGAGCCCCTTCAATGGCTTTTTGATACTTACCAAGTTCAGGGTACTGACTGTACTCGTACATGCCATAGCCAAACGGCTCGACATCAGCAGGCGTCAAATAACGCGGAAACGAAACAGCAGGGAACAAAGCGCGAAAGTTGTAGTCATCAACGGGGTGCTCAACTGGAGCGCCATTTTCAAGATGAATCAGCATTAGTTAATCCTCAAAGATTGCCTGTGTTGGTTGAAGGGAATGAACGATTGGCCCCCCAAATTATACGTACTGCACCACTTGCACCATTACCTCCAAAGCCAGCACGGCTACCATGACTCGCGCCGCCGCCACCAGGAAAGCCGCCAACACCCGCCATATTAAAGATGCCGTTTCCACCATTGTTACCATTTGATCCACCGCCTCCGCCAGCATTAGATTCACCATTGACATAAAAGCCATTGGGGCCCTGCCCTAAAAGACCTGTACCTCCGCCGCCCCCTCCTAAATCATCACCAGCATTATTATTGCCGGATCCACCACCGCCTCCACCGCC